GTGGTAACGATGTCGCCGTTCTTGTTGGAGATCATATTAACATCGTGCAGTATTCGTCTACCGTCAATGTATGTTTGTGTGTCTTTGTTAAACTGTGCCATTTCTTATCCTCACGCTACATTCGGTACTAATAATAACTGAAACTCTGTTCCAATTCTACTTGATTCCACAAGAGCGTATGCTCGTATTTCAATGTCTGTTTTTTCATTAAACACCAAAGGTGTTCTCATATTATGGTCAAATGACCCACTTATGAACTTGAATGTTTTGACCTGACTCCAAGCACTGTTGAAAGGACGCTTCCATATCATTGTGGTGATTTCGTCTTGCTGTCCACTTGAACCGTTTACTGAAAGAATAAATGCTTGATAACCAGCAGGTATGGTGTATGTGCAACTCTGAGTAGCACCATATGTTGCTAATATCTTTGCCACAACTGTCCCGCCACTGGAACCATATTTAAAAGTGATATCATAATCATTGGGTATGCTGTTTGTGTTCGTGCCTGTGACTATGGCGTTTACAATTCTATAAAAGTTCTGTGTGGTTTCTTGAACTGTTGTGGTATCACTGGCATCCATTGTCACAACTTCACTGATGAGATTGTAGTTGCTGTCAAGACCTTCAATGGTGATCGCAACACCTCGCATCTTGGGGTCATCGGTAGCACTTGCTACAAATATGTGTGCTCCGCTTCCAGTGAATGTGGTCCAAGGATACAATCCACCTTCGTCCCACACTGTAACCATTGTAGCAGGACTTGTTCCTAATGTTTCAGTTGAACCACTCTTGTCAATGAGGTAACTGTTGAGAACATCTGATTCTGTTACTGCGCCGCCACGGGCATAAGCAATCAATCCTTCATCGTTCAACTGTCGTGTAGGTAAAGCATTGGCGCCATCTACGGCAACACCACCTTCCAGTATGTTGACATTGAGAGGATTGCCCACATCATTTTTGACTTCGATCTCAGGCAGGGTGCCTATGTTGACTGTGCCGTCTACCGTCTGTGTTGCTGGGAAGTTATCTACACTCACAGTTCCATCTACTGTTAAACTACCATTGTTATCTGTAACTGCTATAGGTTGATTAAGAGTTACATTAGGCATAGTTCCTATATTAACTGTTCCATCAATAGTAAGCGGATTAGACGCTGTGTATTCAGCATCGTTTTCATCGTAAAGATGAGTGTGAGTGAATAAGGGATCGTCATCAGTGTTATGTACTGTGACTATACCTGGAATATTAACATCACCATCGATAGTAATGTCGCCTTGAATGTTTGACAGCACACGAAGAGCAGGCTTGCCCTCACCGGTGTAGTCCATAGCCATAGTCAAGTCATTTGTGTTTGGCTCCGAACTATGAACATAACTTGTGCTGTTAGGGTTTAGATTTCCCATTTAGATTAACTCCATGGTCTTTGTGCTACAAGAGGTCCTGTGTTTTCATCATCGTCAGCGTTGGAGTCATTGCCTTCATATGGATTGGGCAATCTGTTCTTGTTCCAAGTGTATTGTGCTTTGCCTTCACGCTGACGTTTCACACTGGCAATTCTGCCTTTGCGTTCCTGTCTTTCTTCTTTGGTCCCACCGGGTTCGTCAATACAGATGATGGTGTCACCATCCACAAGTCCCAAGTTGCCTTCTCCCACAGCAATGGGATCGTTACCATTAGCACCATCTGTGATACTGGTATTTCTTTTCAGCACAATGTCATAGTCGTTGCTTGTGAGAACTCCAACAGTTGGATCTTCGTCGGCAAGAATAAGATTGATAAGACTCACAAATGTTGCTGTGTCAGCCGCAGTGATTGTCCCTACCTTGCCTGTTAGGCCTTTGTAATTTAATGTTAAGTTTGCCATTATTCACTCTCCTTGTTCATCACGTCAATCATGTCCGCATGTGGGTCTGCTTGACGCTGTTGCAAATCATTGTAATAGTCTCTAAAACCTTTGAACTCTGGATACATGCTGACCGAATCTGCTCTTATGTCTGCTGGATGTTTTGCATAATTTATTCCACCGCCTGCTTTGGTTGTGACCGAATCAACATCAGCATATTTTTCATCCGGCGAGTTTGAATACTGAGTGGCACTCTTTTTATCTAAATCATCAATCTGTCTAAATCTGTTGGCGTCCGTAAATCCTGGTGACTGTTCTTTGTCAGCCACTTTATCTTGCTGTATCACTTTTAAAATTTTTTTAATTAACTCTATTGCATCCATTATGCTACCTCTATTGATATATTACCTGATGGTGGTTGTGTCATTGATGCTTTACTTTTTATCACCACACCACCTGTTTTAAGTTCTCTGTTTGGCCACGTAATATTGGTAAACCAGTCGCCCGCCTTGTTAATTGAATTTCCTACTTTTATAAAGTTTTGTTGTAAACATTCTCTGATAAACGGTTCAAAGTTGGGCATTGCTTGTTTATCTTTGTTAATTTCTTTAGCAATTATCTGATTCAAAAGATAATTCAAAATATATGCCACAGGGTAACCTTTATTTAAATTTTCTTCTGCTTTACCACTCACATATATTTTACGCACATTATCCAATATTTTTTTGAATTTAGGAAACTTGTTTATGTCTTTTGCTGTTGGATTTGTTTTGAAGAATTCTAGTATTTCTTGAGATGTAACATTTACTCCTACAGAATTACAATCAGTACTACCGTTGTCACCTAAATATTTTACAACACGATATGGATTTGTCTTGGTTTGACTGCCAGTTTTTTCTGTAACAATATTCATAAAGCCGGTCTCGACTCTGTTTTTAGAATTATTTTTTAGGCTGTTTGGTATCTCAACATTGGCTATGCTGAATGCCGCACCTTTACCACCTTTACCACCTTTGGTTGATATCATAACAGAATTTCCAGATGATTCATTTTTAAAAGTTGCCACTACTCCCAGCGTGTCTGCCAGTCCAAATGTTTTTCCTGCTGGAAAATTAACTTTCATCTGATCAATTGGAGATCCTATGTGTTCAACAAATGCTTCTTTGGCTCCACTTACCCAATTTGCTTTGCCATACAACATCATCAATATTCCAATGTACTCTCCTGCATTGTCTCGGAAGTTTTCTATACCACCTTTGTAGGCCGAAAAGTCTGGCACTTTGGGTGCATCACTAGTTGTAGGTATAGTTTTTATAAATTCAATTATTTTTTGTCCAAACTCATCATTTTTAAGAGTTGAATTTAAGACTGTTTTGAAAAGTTGTTCTTTTGTAAAATCTTTACCTTCCAAACCCAAATCCGATGGTTGTGTTTTGTACGAAATTTTTCCACCACCTTGTCCTTGATAATCGGGCTGTTGTCCGCCAAACTCATTGGTTTTCATCAGAGGTCCTGATGATTGTGTGAACGTTAAAGGTCCTTGATCTGATTGTAAGGTCAGTGTTGGTTTGTTTCCTTTTGGAGTTTCTAGATATTGTTTTATCCAGGCATCAAATTTTTGAGTTGCTTGGGGATCTGTGATTTTTACAGGTTTGCCGTTTTCGTGTGTAAAAATACCACCAGTTTCCAGTTTGTTTCTAAAAATGGGTATTCTATTTTTTTTTGGATCATTAACATATGCAGTAATTGTGTTACCACTTAAAAAAGCCTTTGTCGATCCTTCCACTATATTAAATTCTCTGTAACGCATAGGAGTATTTAGCGGTAGGATAAATATACTTTTAGTATGCGATCCTCTCGACACACTAAAAAAATCATCCGACACACCCTAGAAGGAGAATCTGCTTTTGCTGAAGTTGATTTAGTGCGATTCATGGATGAGGCACTGAAATCACCCAACAAAAGATATATTATAAAAATTCAATTAGATCGTTGGACAGATCAAGCCTGTAAACATTGGGAAGGCATAATACACAAAGAGCCCCATTGGAAAAATTTACAATTTAGATATTTTACGAAAAGTAAAACTTTTAGATTTGAGATGTGTTGAAACCTTTTATGTCTCTTTCGACATAGGACTCGCCTTCTATTCTAAAATCAATATTTTTTGGAACCCATTCAGTAGGCGGTGTTTCAAAGTCATCAGGATCGATTTTGTTCCACAGTATTTCAAATATTGCTTCTGCTGGATCTTCATCATCTGAAAATTTTTCAGCATCTATCCATACTTTTTCTCTGTTGTATTCCAACAGTCTTTGATAATCCCAATACTCTTTGAGATCGTCATAATTTGCTTTTGATATCATGCTTTTATTTAGACTCTTGGTCAACTTCATTGTCTGATTGTTTAACTATGTTGTTGGGTTTTGGGATAGGCAAACCAACTCTGTTGAACCATCTATTATCGTCTGTTTCGTATACATAACTGAAGAAATTATTACCGTCTAAGCCTTTGACAACAGTTCTTCTTTTGAAGATTTTTCCTCTATAGGTAGAACCATCAGCATTGACCAAATGCACTTTGCCATTTATATCTCCGTATATTCTGTCGTTGCCTAAATTACTTGCTATAGGACCTGTAACAGTTTCTTCAGGTTCTTTCTGTGTGATTGCTTTTAAATTTTCTAATATTTGTTTTGATTTTTCGCTCATTCTAATACCACATATCCGCCGCCACAACATAACGATCTTGTTTTGATTTTAATATTCCAGGTCGGTGCCAATAGTGACTCGGGTAAATTACCCATTGACCGATCCTTGGAGGTTCCATGTGCCTGTCTTTGCCTTCTGGTCCTTGCATGGCAAATTCTGTGCCACACTCATCCAACACTTCAGGTAGATGCACATAGTACACGCCACTTAAAGATTCTACCTGTTTGTTGTGATGGTGATGATGCCATAGATCATCTCTGGCTTCCTCGAATTTTAGTGAAGTCTGGTAACTCCAACTTTGCACATTTTTGATTTGAAGTTCTTTGCCTGCATACATGAAACAGCTCATAATAAAACTCATTTTAAGTTTCATCCAGTGTGCACCAGGCTCACCCAATATATTCACATTGGTTTGATATTTTGGTGAGTTAGTAAAATATTTTCCTTGTTGTATGAGATTGGACACATCAGCACACATATGATTTCTGTCAGCATCGCTGATGTGTTGATTCCAATCATACCATTTTAAATCTGGTTTCATCTATTTCTTTATGCTTAAATCTTCCAGCATTCTTTGTTTTTTTCTATTGTATGAATCATTTGCCATGGTGACCATCATGGATATCAAAAACCAAAATCCCAGTGTGGTCAAGTACAAGTATATGTTAGATTTAACCAACAATACAGGGCTAGCCAACACAGAGCTGATCAATATCTGTTTCCAAAACAGCAGGATTGGGCTCACAAACATTTCATGCAATATAAACTTAATTCTGTAATACATATTGCGTCCTCCTTAACAACATCAGTATAGCAGAATCAAATGCATTTGTCAATGCCAGAATTATAGTACCATTTAATAAATACTTCAAAACAAGGAGACTTTATGGCTAAAATGAGAACATTCCATTTTTGGAATGAAGCAGGTGATGAAAAGGACACAGAACAATTGAGTTTATCAAGAGCAGTAAAATCTGTTCAAGGAGATTTTAAAGATTCAGTCATTGGCGTCAAGTACATCACTAAAAGAGGCAAAGAAATTGAAGACGCAATCAAATTACCCTGGGGTAGAAAAGTTAGACAAGCAATTGAATCTGAAAAGAAAAGAGCCGCATTGAAGGCCAAACAAAAGAGATAAAACATGGCAAAACTAGCGAAATCGTACATAGCTCACATCAGCACACCTAAGAAAACCAGCCAGGCTGGAAAAAAAAGCAAGTGCAAATTGAGTTCTATGAATAAATCGAAAAAACGTAGTCTTAAATTTAAAGTGGGACAAGGAAAATAAAACATTAACCAAATGTTCACAAAATATGTCTGACACTATCAGAGTTGGATCAAGACAATCACCCTTAGCCATCATTCAGGCCCAAGATGCTGTATCCAAGATAGATTATCCTGCAGACATTGTGACCATGTTGGAAATTGCTGACCAAGACCTCAGCAGACCCGTGCATGAAATGGGAGGCAAAGGCATGTTCTGTACCAAACTGGAACAGGCACTGCTGAACAATCAAATTGACTGTGCTGTACACAGTGCAAAAGATTGTGCCACTCAAGAAACTGCTGGCACTGATCTGTTAGGAGTGATCTACACAGGCGATGCAAGAGACTGTGTGATAGGAGATCATGCTCTTGAAGATTTACCACCAGGTTCAATCATAGGAACTTCTGCACCCAGGAGAACCGAAGCCATCAAAATTATCAGACCCGATTGTGTGGTGATGCCAGTGAGAGGCAACATCAACACCAGACTGAACAAAATCAAAACAGGCGAAGTGGATGCACTGATTCTGGGACACAGTGTGGTCGACAGAATGAAATTGGATGTGCCACATCATGTGATCGAAGAACACACAATCCTGCCAGCCGCCGGAGCAGGCAAGGTGGTGATACAGATTAGATCCAACAGTGACATGGCCAAAGCCACATGGTATCCTGCTGTGGATTTTTCTTCCACTCAGGAGTTGTGGATTGAGAGGGGAGTGTTGCGAGCCATAAATGGTGACTGTCACACGGCTGTGGGAGTGAGAGCTCGAGTCACACAACACAATGAACTTCAACTGCAAGCCATGTGTGTGCAGGACAATGAACTTAAATTTTTTCGATTGATTGGCAATCTATCAGATGCTCCTGCCATGATAGAAGAAATGGCTATCAAAATACTGCCTTGACAGTTGGGTAAATTCATTGTAATATATAGATATGTGTTTGTTGCATACAAGGTATGCTAAATACATATACGTTCAGGCATCAGCCCGGAAGTAGGTTTTACCGAAGGAACGCACCTAACTTTAACAAGGAGGGTGATATGAGCAGATTCACTCATTTATTCAAAAAGCGAGCTGAGGAGAGCAATCTCAAGGCAAAGATCAAAGCACTGTTTGGTGCCAGAAGCGAAGTTGATATAAATGCAAACGGCACTGGTGGATATGTGGTCAAACATGGAGCCAACAAAGGCAAAGTTTTAGCACATCAACCAAAAAAATCTACCAACAATTGGTAGACACAAAATCAGCATATTGGGGGTGTAAAACCCCCCAATAACACATCATTTAATGCGTCATATCTGCCCATACACGGGCCTACAACACAAATTGCACTCACAGTACTCTGAGCACTTTATGGAGTCCAATATGCGATAAATATCAATCTTAACAACTCAACAAAGGGAGATAGGCTATGAAGGCAATACTAACCAAAATCACATCCGTGATTGAAAAAATTAAATCGTTTTTTGTCGGAATGTACAACAGATTGGAAAAATTTGTTGACAGAATCGTCGGCGGTTTAAAACACTAATCTACAGCAACTAAAACTCAATCCAAGTATTGATGATGTACTTGGCACTGCTTCGGGGCGGATTGCCTCGGTGCAGGTGAGTGTAGTTGCCAGGATAAATCAACAAGGTTCCTTGCACTGCTGGTTCTAGACGCGAGTAGTACAAAAATTCTGTACCACCGCCCTGCTCCACAGTGTTGAGGAACAGTTGAACATTCAACAGTCTACTGCTGTTTTGGCGACCTTCCTGTTCCCAATGCCACACATGATATCCTGAACCCACATCTGTCTTTTGTATTTTAAGTTCATTGATGGACAATGGTGACTGTGTGCGTAAGGATGAAAATTTTTCTGAATATATTTCGAAATACTGCCATGCACGTTGTAAAAAATAATCCTGTATCATGGGCACTCCTATAAGGTTCATATCCATCACACCCGAAGTGACCAAGCGTGTGGTGTTGACATTTATAGTGTCCTGTATGTGTGCCAGTGATCCATTCAATTGCTGTCTGCTGAAACCAAAACCCATCTGGTCCATCTTTTCAAAATAGTTAATGGCTTTTTGGCACCACTCCGGTTCGAATGCATTTTCAAATTTGCCCACAAAGTTGTCCAACGAGACCTTGAGGTTTTGTGGTAGCGGTAGGTTTTCTTTGGTGTTTTCAGACATGCTGTTGTATATATGAGACTCATCAGGCGTCCGCTAAAAAAAATGATTTTACGCTGTCGCGTTTCCGCTTCGCGGAATTGAATTTTCGGCGCTACCGCATTGCGGCTTTTTGGCTTCCGCTCTGCCTAAAACAATGTTTATTTTGTTCAGAAGTTTTGACTGTGTATTTTGGTAAAATGAGTTCTACTGATCGTTATCATCCAAGTTGGTTAAAAATTCTCTCAACTTGGTTGAATCTGTTTTGGGCTGTATTCTTCCTATGCTGTCACCTTTTGTAGGGTCTGGCGGAGTTATTGGTTTTCCTGCTTCTACACTGTTGTCTGTGTTTTCGGGTGTAACTTTTGATCCTTGTTTGATAGATTGGAATATTGTGCTCTTGCGTTTGTCAAATTCCTGGTACTCGGAATCATCTGCAAGATCTCTTATTCTTAAACTATCTAAATCAAATTCTAAATCAATTTTCATTCCTACTCCACTAGATGATCTTGTTTTCATAAGTTGTATTTGATATCTTCCACGTTCTCTCATTGCTCTAGATGTGAATATACCAAACACATTATCAGCAGTTTGTATTTTACTTAATCCTCCCGATATGTGCGAATGATCAAACTCTATTTCTTCAACAGCACCTCTGTTTAATTGTGCGGCTGTGACAAACACTGTGTTCAATTCCATTGCTAGATTACGCAGTTCCTCAGATACAAATTTGTCTTTGATAAACAAATCACTTGGAGAAACTTTTCTACTGTTGGGCATCATAAGATCCAAATAATCTACAAGCAATACATCAACCTTGCTGTTTGTTTTTATTTCATATTCTTTGATATATGATCTGATATCGTTTGCGTTTTTACCACTTGGCATGTATTTGATCTGAAACTTTCCTGCTTTTTTACCAATCATTTTAACTTTCATCTCTACACCATCTAAGTCTTTAAAAATCTCTTTAGTAGGAATATCAGTTAGCATTGAATCTATTCTCATACTGACCAATGGTTCACTTAATTCGAATGTTAGATAAACCACATTCAAACCTTCTAATGCCCAATTGCAACCTAAGTTAGCAAGGAATAAACTTTTACCTGCACCAGATCCACCTGCAAAAATATTCAATTCTCCTTTGTTGAATCCACCAAATAATCTTTTGTCTAAACTTTCCCAGCCTGTTTTTACTTGACCATTTTGATCTTTTAATCCTAGCAGTCTACCTTTAGGATCTTCAAAGTAATCTGTTCCTATGTCTTTGTGTAATCCAATCTGTACAGCGTCTTTGACCAACACTTCAACAGGACCATATTCACCTTTTTCTAACATGTCTGCTGATTTTAGTATTGCTCTTTCTAAACTTTTGTGTCTAACAAATGTTTCAAAATCATCTAACAACCAATCAAAGTGTTGTTCGTTTAGTCCTGTGGGAATTTCTAAGTCTGATTTACAACTAGAATTTACAATGTCTTGTGTAGGAAGTGCATTGTGTTTAGTCACATATTCATTTACGAATTGTGCGGCATCTTGTAATCTTCTATCAAACAATGTGTGATCAAATATAGATTGACAACGCACAAATGTTTCTGCATTGCTCAACATCATTTCAAGATATACTTTTTGTATATCGTATCCGTATTCTTTGTTTTGTTTAGACATTGTTGTTATTATACCACATTTTGTCAGAGTTGTCAATGTGCTTGTTGTATTTGGCACACACAGCACCTATGCATGACCCAGGATCTCCTGGATTCTTTGGCACCCATATATCATCCCAAACTGATTCCAATTTGGTTCTAGCAGTTCTATTCAACGCACAACCTCCTACTAGAATAATGTTCTGTGTTGGTATGTTCATTTGTACCCAAGAACTGGCACACATCAAAGTTTGTTCAAAAATGTGTTGGGTTGTTGCCGCCAAGTCTGCCAAATCTTCTTCAGAATTTAATTCTGGTCTCCACCAATTACAACCTCTGTGTAAATTTTCTCTTGTTTTAAAAGGCATTCTGGTTTTAATAATTTCTTCCATCATTATTCTATGATATTTTCTCCAGTTGCCCTTTTGTGCTAACTGTTCTAGTTTGTATTCTTCTGCGTTGGCTTTGAATCCACATCTTTGAGTCATTGCTGAATAAAATAAACCAATACTGTGCGGATATCGTTGACTGTATTTCTTTTCCAGTTTATCACCATGACCATGCCATATTGTGTATGTTTCAAACTCACCAATTGAATCTAGCACAATCACTGCGGCATTTTTGTAAGGAGATGAATAATATCCATAAGCCGCATGACTGTGATGATGATCCATATATTCTATAGGCACGTGTATACCTTGTCTTTGTAAAAACTTCTTAACATTGTTTTCTTTAAATGTCCAACCTTGTCCTGCTGTCAATTGACGCACTGATTTTTTGAAAGGCTTTTCATACCAAATAATTTTTGCCGGATGAGCCCATCTGGCATTGGATCTCACATGGGCCAGCATTTCTGGACATAGATTTGGATCACCAGGTACTCCACTAAAGTCTGAACTCTTACCTGCCCAGTGTAGGTATAATCCGTATTTGTCTGTCAGACCTTTTACGTGATATTCCATGACTGCCAAACTGGCATCATGATTATTTCCTGTTATTCCCCAAACTATCATCTCTCAATTACCCATGCTCTGTGATAGAAGTCGTCTATATTTTTTTGAATCAGCGACTTGGCTAAATCATTGGCTTCTAGTTTAGGCATAGGCCCATGCTCCTTTTTTGTCGAAGGATCTAACGTTTTAATATTGTTAGGATCCTTGTGTATTCCTTCTATTACGTAGTACATCCTACTTGTAAATAAAAGGATCTCTCTTTTGTAACTCTTTTATTCTTTTTCTGTATTTCCATTTTTGAATTATTTTTCTAAATGGGGATAACAAAATTTGAATAACTTTTCTTATGAAAACCATTTTTTCATCCTCAGTTTGATTTTTAATGTTGATTGCTCAGCAAATTTAACTATTGAATAAAGTGTGTGCAATCTCCCATATTTAAGCACAGCATCATTCACATCTTTAACATCTTGATGCCAATCAGGCATACTCACACTCCATCCAGACTCGATAGCCTGTTCAACCAATTTTATTCCTGCGTCATCTCTGTCGGGCATCACAATTACGTGTTTTCCCATGCTGTTTAGCAATATCTCTTGTTGCTGTTTTACTTCACTGCCCAACAATCCTACACCATCTATGCTCATTGCATCTATTGGACCTTCCACAGCAATAATAAATTCTCTATCATCATTTTGATTATCTAAATTAAAAACATATCCCGGCTGTTGTTCGGAAATATATTTTACCTTACTATCGACAACTTTTCTTGCAGTATAGCCTACTATGTCTGATCTATAATAAAAAGGAATAATCAATCTATCACTGTATGCAGAGTTAGGAGTCCAATAAAATTTAAAATCTAAATCTGCTAATTTTCTTTGTTCTAAATATTGTAAAACTTTGACAAAGTTTTTATCTAGCCCTGATGGCTCCAGTGCTTTGTAGTCAGCCCACTCTTGCAACTGTTTAGCACCTTCCGGCAATTCTTTTTTTTCAAATTTTGGTAACTGAAGTATTGGTGCATTACCTGTTTGCTCTTCTTTTAGTTTTAAAACTTGCAGTGCTAATTTTGTAATTGTGTCATCTGGTGTGTTTAACCATTTCAACAGTTTACGTAGTTTGTATGAAAGATTTCTACCAGGTTGCCAACTTGCTGTGTACCCACAATTAAAACAGTGATAACTGATCCCGCCATCTGCATTATTAATCAATCCGCCTCTCTGTCTAGAATCTGTTGTGGTGCCATTATGTTCGCAACAAGGTGCATTGAAAGAAAGCCATCCGCTAGGAGTTTTCTTTCTTTTAAAAGGCAAATATGCAAGTAGTGTATCGTAAACAGAGATCATTTACGATATTATATTTTATTTTTTGGTAAAAGTCAATTAGTTTCTAATTAATATTTTGGTAATATCATTGTTGTAGTCTTCTTCTATGTCAACTTTATTGGTAGTGTGTTTTATTCTAATGTTAGTATACACACCATTGAAATTTACATATTTCAATTTGTCCGAAGAAGTTACGTCTATTTTAGCAACATCTGACCAATATGTTGACTCAGATACTTGTGAGTCAAGTGTTGCCTGCACAGTGATACTGCCATCCGCACTGTTTAGATAAAATGCCGCTGTGTGAAGTGCTTCATTGCCATTAATGGCAGGTTCGGCTGTGATTGCTTCTGATAAAAACACATCGCTACCGTCTGATTCTTGGCTTAAAGATGTAACACTGTAAGATCCTAATGGTCCTGGAATTTCGCTGGCATCTAAATACACCGATCCTTTACTTTCAAAATGAGAATTGCTATATGTTAATACTCTTTCATTATTAGTGTTGTCAATTAATTCAATGGTGTAATTTAAAAATTGTGATTGTAAATTTAATAAGTCATTTTCGCTGATCATCACAGTAAACATGCCAACCTTGCTTGGTGTTGCTGTTTCTAATATAGTAACATCTTTCTCCACCACCATTCGTGTGTTTTCATCAAACATTTTAAATTTAGGTGTGTAAGAATTAAGAATAGACACCGGTTTCTGATCTGCATTAATGATCTTGAACTGGATTTTGTTGTCTATTCCTCTAAAAATATTTAATCTTCTCTGATACAATGATTTATACTCCGTTACTTGTCCTGCCACATTTGCGGTAAGCAGTACACTGTTATTTAATAAATATCTCTGAACTAATTGCATAACTTTTATTAATATTTATCACATGCTAAGAAACGAAATAGAAACCAAGTTTCCCTACATAAGTGTAGTAGAATACGGCGGAAAAGAGTATGTAGGAGTGATCAACAATCAAGATAACTCTGTAACAAGTGTGTATGTTTACACCGATTTACTCACAGAAATAGAGAAAAAAGACTTTTTAGAAACTTGTGAAGCATGGTGGTGGGAGTCTAATCGCATGATACCTATTGGAATTTTTATGCGTAAAGAAATGCAAAGATACAAACATGTAGTGATGATAATGGCAACCAAAGATGTCAGAGTATTGATAGGTCCATGCACAAATCTTAATAAGTTAGCAATCAAACGCACCAAACGTAAATCAGTTCAGTTAGTCAGACAGCCTAAATAAATTATTTTTTATCTTTTTGAATTTGTTCACAGATAAGATTCATGTGAACCACTACTGCTACTGCATATGAAACTGCATGAGCTTTTTTAAAATAATAACCTTCAGATGGTTTAGTCCATACTTCATTCATTATGGTGTCCCAGTCTTTGTTTAGCAAATATCTTTTGCTTGGTCTTATTATTGCCAATACTGCCGCTAATTGTTTGATATTTTTTGGTTTTAGTGTTTTTAATATTTCGTTGTGTCCGTTTAAATGAAACACTTGATCGCTGAAATCTTTCGCTTCTAATAATTCCCACACAGGTTCGATATTCATTAAAGTCTCAAGATGTTTTTCGTCACGCACTTTGTCATAGATACTTACATTCAATAAATCAATTTTAAAATATCCACGTTCCTCTGCTTGTTTATAATTGAGTGTACTCACATTGTCTAACGGGTTGTGGGGAACTTCTGTGAAGTACACACCAGTATTGTGTTTTTTACCTGTGTCTAGTTTGGCAATTCTGTGCTTTAACTTTTCTAACAATATATTTCTGTCTGCAAAATCTATATCTATATCAAACATTTCTAATCAGTCCTAATTTTTTTACTCTTCTTGTGTGTCTACCTTTTTCAAAATTGGTTTTAAAAAATGCTTCTATCATATGTTTTGCATGATTGAAATCTGTGTAGTCTGCACCAATACATAATACATTCATATCGTTGTGTTGTCTAGCCTGTTCCACATCAAAGACGTCAAAACATACTACCGCTCTTGCTTTTGAAAATCTGTTTGCCTGGATAGCCATACCAAAACCGCTTCCACATATCAAAATACCTTGATCAAATACACTCATATTTTCACCAACTTTTACAGCAATGTCATTGTAATCAATTCTTTTTGGCTTGTATGTACCAGCATCTTGAAATACTGCAATGTCAAATTTACTATCACATTCTGAGTCAATCGGACACAACCATGTTGATATTTTTTCTTTTAATTCGAAACCTCTATGATCCGATCCTATTATTACATCACGCATTTATGACCTCTCTTAATTTTGATTTTGGAGTATTAATATTTCTTTTTTCACAAATAGATTCAAGCACACACAAATCGCATCTAGGAGATTTCGATGTACACACTCTTTTGGCATGAGTAATCAACTGCATGTGTGCGGCGTATTTGTATTTGTCAGGTGTAGTGTCATTTACAATCACAGCACTTTTGCTTTCATCTAAACTGTCAGTCCAACCCAGTCTCCAAAGTAACCTAAACACGTGAGTATCAACTGCTATGTTAGGCGCTCCCCAAACGAATCTCATCACTATGTCAGAACTTTTTCTTCCTACGCCCGGCAATGACATTAATTCTTTTTGTGTTTGTGGCACTTTGCCTTTGAAAGTTTCTAGAAGCATTTTACTGGTTGCGAGTATATTTTTACTTTTTGCTTGAAATAATCCTGCTGGTCTTATTGCTTCTATTATTTTTTCTTGTGATAATTTTAACATTTTTTCTGGTGTGTCGGCTAATGCGAATAATTGTTTGCAGGCAACAGCAGTTCTGGCATCTTGACTTTGTGCTGATAACATAACTCCTATTAGACTGGTATAAGCCTTTTTGTGTATTTTTGCCGCAGGTTTTTTATTTGCATATTTGGGCCAATATTGACCTAGTTGTTCATATAGAAAAGTAATTTGTTCTTGAGTTTTCATAGAGATGATTGTTTAACTATTTCTTTCACAAGTTCCACATCTGCCGGAGCCCGTCTAAATCTTAATGCCCAGTGTTGAGGATCCAACACATAAGACACAATTTGTAATTGTTCTTCGTTGAATCTTTTTAACATATCCTTGCCTGTGGTGCAATTCAAAACCAACCACGGAGATATTTTGCCGTCTTTTATATCTTGGGTAGCTCTGTTTGAACTTGCATACTTAAAATAATGATCCCAAGGTGCTCCTTTTTCATCTGACCATTCCATTAGATTTTTAATGGATCTTTTCACAGCATCTTCGACTCTTTCTTTTAGGATAATATCTAGTGCATAAGTTTGATACAGTTCTTCCCTACACCAATGATCCAACTTCACTCCAGATGTAACAACGTAGTCTATAAATTTTTCAGGATACAAAGGCTTTACGTTACTGAGAAAACTGCCAAATTTTACAAATGCTGTGTAGTAAGGACTTTTACAAAATTGTTGATAAGTTTTGGGTTCATCTTGATTCTGACACAATTCATAGAATCTAATATATGTCTGATAGCCCAGTTGTACTCTGCGTTCATCTTTTTGTGTAAATCTTCTTTTTTGTTCACACATATGAACAGTTAATGTTTTTTCTCGTGTAAATTTTGCATTACAGTGTTGACATGAATATGCTGGTTGTGTCATTTTAATGTTTTCTTAATTTGTTCTTTGGTCAATCCTAAATCTTCAGCGTATTTTTTTATATCTTTAGGATCATTAATATTGCATAATAATTCAATTTCATCTTCTTTTAAATTTTGATAAATCTCTTTTAAAAACTTTGCTGTTTTATTCTTTCCAGCAGAATCTTTAAATTTATATCCAATCCATTCGTGCCATTTAATTTGTTTGTCATCGTCTTGTGTGGCGCACAGTAATTGCCATAAAAGTTTTTTGTGTTTGCTGAGTGTAAAAAAATGTTTGTTATAGTATTCATTTGTTTTTAAAATTGTTAGTTCTTGTTTGGCTCTAGGACCTTTTATAGCACTTGCGTATCGGTTAAGCAAATAAAAACTTACTTGTTTTCTCTCGTCGTCGGACAAGTCGTCCCACACAGTTGTGGCTTTCATGTCGATAGCCGCAAGTATATCTTTTATTGGTAGTTTATTAGTCTTCGTAGCCATATAATTCAAGTAATACTATATACTTCTCCCATGCTTTTTGCAAGCCTTTATGTTTCCAACACATTTCGACTGCTCTTTCAGTCATGTAATATTGTCTGCGTTGATGTTCTTCTTCAATGTATGCTTTGTTTGATTTAGAAATTAAAACTTTAGGTCCTTTTCCGTTTATAGGTGCCCCATAGATGGTATTACCACCATCTGGTGAAGTAAAAATCATTTCAGTGTCTTTTTTCTTTTTTCTTTTGTTTGGCATTACAACAACTCTGTGTAATCAATACTTTCACACTGTCTACTGATATCTTTGACAAAGAAAGCACACAGCGGTGATTTTCCCAGAGTGATCGGAACACTTAACAATTGATTATTTTTTATTTTTGGAAAGTGCCATTTAACGTCATTGTAAAAATTAATTACTTTGATATTTCCAAACTCTGCTTTGAAACCATGCAAGGGATTGAATAAAAAAGCATCAAAACCTCTTTCGCCTAAACTTGTGAGTGGTACCACATCAACTGTGTGGCTGTTTTCTTTATCACCCACTGCTATGTTCCAGTCCAACGGCATAGTTATTTCTTGTCCTGCTATTTCTAATACTATTGCTGGACAACTGAATGACTCTACGTATATCATTGGCAAGAAAAAGAAATCAGGTTGTTTTGGATCACTATTGTCCAAAACTGAAAAACGCATGTCTTCGTTTACATGTTCCGGCAATTTGTTCATCTCGTATGCTGTGTCATCTAATGTTAAAATTCTCATTTTGTGTAATCAACCTTTTCTATTGTAAAAGGATAGTTTGCTTCTTTGTAAAACTTCTTCCTTTGAGTTAAATGTCTTTTTGCAAATTTACAAGTGGATGTAATATCCCATATTTGCACAAAGTCTTTGTCTTTTGCCTTTCTTATGCCTCTTCCTATACTTTGTATCACTCTCACAAATGATTTGCCAGGCTCGATCAATATTAGATTGAAAATTCTTGGTATGTTTATACCTACACTGGCTACGCCATACGTTGCAATCAACACTTTATTTGTTGCGTCGCTGATCTCATCATATTGCTCTTTCCTGTCTGCTAATTTTGTTTCTCCTCTTACAAAGACACTGTCTTTAATTAACTCTTGTAATTTTTCACCTGCTGTAATTCTATCTACTAAAACTAAAGTGTTTCCGCCAGTGGATATTTTATCAACTAGTTTAGAAACATATGTAACTCTTGCATCATCTGTAACAAGAAATTTTAATTCTTCTTGATAATTTTTGTGTGCAACTGTGTCAATCATCTGCACAACATTAACATGACAATTACTGAGTACTCCTTTTTCCTGTAATTCTTTTGCACTTATTTGATTTATTACTGGACCTATGCCTGCCAGTATTGCTTGAAATTCAAATTGTTCTTTGGGCACAGTTCCAGTAAGTCCCCATCTTATAGGTGCATGATTTAGATGCTGAGTCAGGAGTTTTTTTAAAACTTCTGCTTTCGCTTGGTGTACTTCATCAATGATTACTGTTTTTACATCATGTAAAAACTCAGCAAGTGTCACTACTGCATCACCGTTTTTACTTTTCTTATCTAATATGTTTAATGATTGCCAAGTGCATATGGTATGGGTTTTGCCTAGTTCTTTTCTATCTCCAAAGTAAACACCGACATCTAGTCCAATGTTTACATAATCTTCTTCTGTTTGTGTAACAAGACTTTTATTAGGCACTATCACTAGAGTTCTTCCTAACGGTTCGCATAACTTGGATAAACATGCTGTGATAATTGTTTTACCTGCACCAGTGGCAACTTCTTGTAGACTTTGTGGATTCTTTAAAAAGTTATTGATTACTTCCACCTGATAATCTCTTAATTCAATATTCTGTCCTTCAGCGATGTGTCCTTTGGGCCATGATTTATCAGACACATAGTTTTTGTCAATGGTTGCAAATTTCAAATCAACTTTTTCTCTTAAGTCTTCCACTTCATCTATTTCAACACCGTTTTCGTGTAATAATTTTATTATTGTATCAAGGTGATTTACAAATCCATTACCACCTAAACCAAAGAAACCAACCTTACCATCCCAGCGTCCTAATTTATACTGAGGAAGATATCTTGCGTACGGCACTTGAAATTTTAATTTATTGGCAATTTTTCTACGTACATCCACAGGAAGATTGTGTATCTTAACATTTACTTCATCCGATATTGTTATTCTACATTTCATATTTTTTCTATTCCCCATACATGATCATTCCACTGAGCATCTGCATTATCGTAATGAATGGTGAGATCATACTGATGTATTAAGTTGTCTATTTTAGCAAAGTGCCTAACAGATCCTAAACTTAACACACATTCAGGCTCCCAAATCTCTTTCATCACGTCTTTAGGAATCTTCTTATTATTAATATAAACTATTTTTGTTGATAAATCAAGTTTATTGTTTATCTTTTGTGATTTAACATAATCATTAAATTTCGCACCTTCTTTTTTGTTTTCTTTTCTAAATAAAACCGAAATTTCATTATCAGAAAAAATATTTTTGGTAATGTTGTGGAAGTTTACCAATTGATCCAAAGGGTTCTTGTCATCTAAAATTACCAGCAGTGGAAATCGATGCAACTGTATTAGGCTGTCTACAATATTAATTAGTGAATGTTCTTTTTGATCTATTTGTATTAAACTGCTTGTTCTA